GGGTCCCTTCCCTCAGCCGATCGTGTCCAGGCTGACTTGTTGCCAGCCTTGTAGCGGGCGGACCAGCCAGCGCTTTTATCACCGTCGGCATTGTCAGCATAACGGTCGACGTGAGTAGACACAGAAGTGTCGGTGAAGCTCGGAGTCACGCTGTAGTTAGAGCAGAAGGCTTCAACTTTCTGCTCGAAAGAAGGCTGGGCGCAGAGGGTGTCCCAGTTACCAGGCGTCTGGCGAGCGCACTGGCCCGCAAGAGAATCAAAGATATCGCTAGGGTCGCTGGGAGGGAGCCGGTAGCCCTCAATCTCCGAGGCAGCCTTTTGGCCTTCTGGGCCGAGGGACTTGAGGGCCTCGAGGTAGGCTGGTGGGAGGTTGCATCTCCGTGCTTTGACGCTATTAGTTCGACTGCAAGTACCACAAGGGTAAGCATGCAGGTTCTTCTTTTTGTCAAGGAGGTTGGGAGCTCCGTACTTGGAGATGGCCTGGGGATCCAATTTGACGTTCCCGGCGTTGATGTAACGATTGAACTCGGCGAAGGCCGGTAGGCAAAGCAAAGAGCGAGCGCCTACGCCCACGATAGTTTCGAGGGCAGTAATGTCATCCTCCAAGAAGTAAGTATCGAGTGCACGAACCTCCACTGGGGTAAGGTCGCGCGCTTCCAAAGGATCACGAGTGTCCCTAGTGGTCTTGGCCCACGTATGTTTCTCCCCATTATGAAACGGGAGGGTGGACTTAGGCCACTGATCGGCCGTTGCTGCCTTGCAGACAGACTCTTCGATCGTCGCACCTTCGATGAGATGGCGCGGAATTCGGCACGGCCTATCCAGTTTCGTGCTCGGGACATCCGTGAAGCGTGGCGGGCGCTTAGGGACGCTCTCCGGTGTTGTGCGCGGAGGTGGCTGTCCGGAAACAGCCGCGACTTTACTGTCGTCATAGAATGCCCCATAGTCGTTGCGATTAGGATCCAACCCAAGCGCCATGCCTTCAGTGTCAGCGCAGTGGTAGCTTTTGATGCGCTCGTCCTCCTCGTTCCTCCTCCTCTCCTCTGAGGTGTAAAATGCCCCATAGTCGAAATGCGCAAACCTGCGCCTGCCCTGGCGGGACTCATCCTCTAAGGGGGTCTCCTCCAGGCCCGTGGGCAGCAAAGTGCGAAAGATCCTGGGTGAAGAGGAGGGGATGACCCACTGAGCGAACTCCTTGTGGAACCTCAAGAAAGCCATTATAGCAGAGCTGGTTATGCCGTAATTGGCACGGTCCCCCCCGCAGAGGTGGAGCCCAACCATCTTGAGAGACCCTGAACGCGAAACCACAATAGGAGATCCTGAGAAGGTGCTTACTGTGTTGGCCGTGTGCTTAAAAACACCTGTAGTGGCCTCAAGAGCATCGTTGGGAATGACAGCTCCTGTGGATACTAGAAGCTTGTCGCCTGGCTGACCGTAGACTTCAAGAGTCGAGTCTGCGTAGACTTGAAGGTCCGACATCCGCATAGACTTAGCTTTGATCACGGAGAACGGAGTGTCCCCGAGATCGTAAGCAACGAG